GACTGGGAGAAATGCGTGTGGATTGAGATGAAGCTACCACATGGCGTGCAGTCAAAGGCACAAAAGGCTTGGGAATGGAAGGTGAAACGTCGAGGACACGAGTATATAATAATACGAACAGCAGAACACTTTAAACAATTTATATGGAGCAAAATGAACATTGGCAGGTGATTGCCGGAGGTGGCGTAGTGGTATCTACGACCGCAGAGGACCTATGGGAGAACGCCATAAAGTACTTTAAATGGTGTGACGAGCACCCAATAAAGGCAAGTAAGGCTGTGTATGTAGGTAGAGATGCAGGGAAGGACATAACGGAGAAGTTTATAAGACCGTATAGCTTAAAAGGATTATGTCTTCATTGTGGAATAACAGAGGAGTATTTGCGCGATATTCGTAACCAGAAAGACCGTACTTCACTGTATTTCCTCATTATATCTCGCATTTTGTACATCATATACACCCAGAACTATGAGTTGGCAGCCGTTGGTATACTAAATGCCCAGTTTGTTAGTAAAGCCTTGAATATGGGAGGTGAAGAAACAACACCTTCACCAATAAAGGTAGAAATAATAACTGGTTTGCCAGAACTTTCAAGTTCTGAAAATGAAATATTGGAAAAGTTAGAATTGGAAAGGGAGATTCTCAAAAGAGACATTTCGTAGAACCCAACAGAGCAATCTGTGGAAAAAGTGAAAACTCTATCCTCTTCCATTTGTGGAAATCTGAATTTTATTTTTATTTCTGGCTTTGGAATCTGTATAATGTGTACTTTGTACACTGACAGGGTTAAACATAGTACCTGATTATTAATAGTACCTTTCTATATATAGTACCTGTATTTATGTAGTACCTTGTATTGTGCAGTACCTTACAATCTATACTACCGTATTTCATCTAATACAAGGTACGACATGTAATGTTAATGATATGTTAATGTTGGAAATAAATTTGGTAGTATGAATTTCTTTCTGTATAGCGACCTTTAAAAATAAATTTGGTAGTATGAATGAAATAGTGTAGCAGCCAATATTTGCAACTTGTTGCAAAAATAAATTTGGCAGTATGGAAATTTTTACAGGTGCTTTATATATTAGAAATAATAATATACTTAATCGCGCCACTCGCATTTTAAGGCCCTTTCCTGCCCTTCAGGAGTTCAGAGGTATCATGTATAAGGACGGTCGGTTATCTGCCAAATTTGGGGAAATTCGACTTATAGCAAAAAAATATATATGTACAAAAATTTGGTAGTATCAACTTTTTTCTTTACGCGTGCGTGCGTTCCATTATTGTTATGTGGTTTATCATAGCGGACCTGCGAAATATGCCGAAATGTTAAAATTTTGTTAACGTGCTAGAATGATTGCATCAGTACCAAAATATGTTGTAATATTGTGTTGTGGCAGTCGGGATGGATAAAAACGGTAAAACGTTCCACGGATTGTTCCACGCGGTTCTTTGAAATAGGGTTCTTTTATTTTTTAACCGGAGTCGGATAAAACAGGTAATACTGCCGATTCTTTTAAAATCAATTTTATGTCTAAAAAACAAATGTCAGCTGCCGCAAACGTTGAAACTGTTGAAACTGTTGAAACTGCACCTGTTACAATGTCACAGGAAGACCAGTTAACAGCGCTAAATGATGAATTAGCAGCCGCAAAGCACGCAGTTAGAATGTCGGATGATGATACTTATGATGCTGCTGCAGCCAATGTTTCACGCATTAAATTACAAATTTCACAACTGGAGAAAGCAGCTGCTGCTGAGCGTGAAATTGCTGAAGCTAATGAAAAGCGTGAAACACGTAGAAACATCTTAATGGATATGATTGCAGCCCAAATTAAGGCCGCTAAGAATCCAGATGATGAGCAACTGGCTACTATTGCTGCCGACTTCTTACAGCCTGTTATGGATGAATGGATGGCTAAGTATGCCGCTGTCCCTGCTGCTGCACCACGCAAACAGCGTGCCACTAATGGGACTGTAGATGATGATGGCAAACTTTCTACCACTAAACCGGAGTTAACTGCCCTTTATAATGAAGCGGCTAAAACCACACCTTTCCAGACAATTTCTGACAACTTTTATGACAAGTACAAGCGCAGCACAGTTTGGCACACTTTAAACGATATTAAAACAGGCAAAATTGCTGTTCCTTTTATCGCTGTAGGCCACGAATAATTTTCTCCTGTTCTCCTGATTATTTAACCAACTGCTGCCAATTTAATTGGCAGCAGTTACAACACTTTTTACTTTGAAAAAACATACAGATTTTTTACCGTACGTTATCGCTATCGTTATTTTGGGAATCGTTACTGCTGCCGCTACTTTACTTTTGCCGCACTTAGCAGTTATGATGGCTACTGACGGATACAGACCGCTGTAGCAACTATCGTGCCAGCTTTCTGGGGAAAAAATTCCCCAGATTGCTGCGGCACATCGCTTGAAATACGAACCTGCCACTACTTTTCAAAAAAATACTGCAATCCATAAAACAAATTACCCGCTCCGCACGCTTACCAGTAAATATTTAAAACAATCCAGTAAATCCCGTTTATCCGACGCTTCGCGCAACGATTTAGCACACGGGTTTGGAGTAAACATTATTTCGAAGGCTATTCGACTAACTGCGGCGTTTTGTTTTCCCCACTGTCTCCTTACGGCAGTGGGTTTTTTTTGTCCAAAACTTTCCCCAAAAAAATTGCTGTGGAACTGTAACTTTTTATTACGGCAGGCACATCCAGTTATCCCCATCATGTGGATAACTTTATTTTGTGTGTGCGAAATATGTCGTAGATTCGCATGTGTGCGTACCTCTATTATATATCCCAAGACCCTCTTGGAGCTCCGGAAAGGAACTCGGCGAATCATTCATCAAGGTGGCCAGTATTCTGGTAAGACTGTAAACATACTGGGTGCGTTGGCTACGTTATGTTCAGAGGAGACGGATAACAGTATAACAACTGTGACGTCGATGAGCTTCCCGCATTTGAAGGGAGGGGCGCTAAGAGATTTTGAGTTGTATGTTTATCCTAGCTTTAAAACGGCTATAAAATCATACAACAAGACAGACCATGTGTTTTATTTTAAGTCTGGGTGTGCCTTGGAGTTCAGGGTGTTTGAAAATGAGATGGCTGCAAGGGGCCACAAAAGAAAAAGGTTGTTCGTCAATGAGGCTAATAGTTTTTCACCGCTGGTATTTTTCCAACTAGATTCTCGTTCTGACCAAACCATTATAGATTACAATCCTTCAATTCGGTTCTTTGCACATTCTGATTTAATTGGGCTGCCAGGAAATGTTACATTCTACTCCGACCACAGACACAATCCTTTCATATCGGATGCCAAGCACAGGGAGATAGAGGAAATTTGTACGTTTGCCTATGATGAGTTTGGGAAGCAGATGTTTAACGGGGACAAACCGGTAGTATTAAGAGGGGACTATGAGTTATGGAAGGTATATGCTCGTGGATTAACAGGCAACATAACCGGAGTCATCTTCCCGGATTGGGAGGTAATTGATGATGAAGATTTTCCTTTTGAGGAAGAAGCCACTTATTCAATTGACTTCGGCTATACGATAGACCCTACTGCGATTATGAAAACAGTTAAAGTCGCGGATACGTTCTTTGTCAAGGAGTTAGCATACGAGCCGGGATTGCCTCCAATTGTTATACAGCAGATATTGCGTGGTAATGGCTTTGATTTGAGCAGCGATGTTTTATACTGCGAACACGACCCTGAGATGGTTAAACAACTGCGTTCGAAGTGTGGAATCAGTTGCCAGTTAGCACGTAAAGGTCCTGGTTCTATAAAGGCCGGAATTGAATTGTTGAAGCAACATAAAGTTAAGTATACATCGTCGAGTCAGAACCTGCATAGAGAAAGAGGATTGTACGTTTGGGATAAGGAGAAAGATACAGGTAAGTTATTACCAATTCCAATAGAAAAGCATAACCATACTTTTGACGCCATTCGCTATGGAACCTATACTAAATACCTAAGGGCTGCCTAATGAATCTAATCAAGTTGGCTTTACGGAGCGCTATTACTACATGGCAAAGACCGAGTATATTTGGTAGCGTAGGTAGTGGAGCATTACCTATCCCGTACACAGCAGACTTTATTCCTTTGGATGATAGAGGTAACGTTTACCAGACTAGGGATGGAAACGTAGAGCCAAGATGGCTGGGATTGAGTAACCAGATGATGCAGTATTGGGCTTATAAATTTGTGGCACCTTTGGCTTCGGTTATAGACCGCATCGCTGAGGCAGACACAAATGGCCGGATGGAGTTCCTCAATATAGATGGAACCACTATAAAGAACGTTAATAAAGTACCGTCTCTTTCTAGGATAAGAAACCTATTTAAGAATCCAAATCCTACTCAAACCTGGGATGAATTTAATTCTCAGCAAGTAATTTTGGCAAAAATCTTTGGATATTGTCCGGTGCTAGCTATAGGGCCAGCAGGAATGGACAAGAGCCATACATCTTCTTTGTGGAATCTCAACCCATTGCTGGTTAAACCGGAGATTCAAACTGTAGACCTGTATGATACAAAGATAAAGTCAATTATCAAAAGATGGTATTATCACTATGGAGGTAAAGAATACTATTTTGATAACGACGATATAATTCTGGTAAAGGACGGCTTCATAGATGCTCATGAAGGTACGTTCTTACCAAAATCTAAGCTTGAAGGCCTGGACTTCTATGTCAGCAACATTTGTGCTTCCTTGGAAGCGGACAATGTTTTGCTCAAGAAGAAAGGGCCTTTAGGCGTTTTTACTCATGACCCTAAGCCGGATATGGCTGGATGGGAGCCGATGAAACCAGAGTTTAAGGAGCAATTACAACAGGATTTACAGCAATACGGTCTGTCATGGGGACAGATGCAGTACGTTATATCAAAGAACCCAGTCCGCTGGGAGCCCATGTCGTTTAATCTTCGGGATTTAATGACTAAAGAAACTGCCCGCCAAGGTGTCGATACTATATGTGACCGCTTCGGATATCCTGCCGAATTAATGAGTGGCAAGAACGCCACCTACGAAAACCGCTCCTCTGCCGAGCGGTATTTTTACCAGAATAATATAATACCTTTCTCCCTCCGGAGAATGTCCAGCTACAACAACTTTTTTAACCTTGTGGAACAGAAAATTGTGTTGGACTACGACCATGTATCTGTTCTACAAGAAGATATATTAAAAACAGGCCAGGCTTTGAAATCTCAAGCTGATGGGCTTGATGTTTTGTGGAAGGCTGGCTTGATTACGTTCAATCAAGTACAGATAGAGTTGGGAAATGATACTGTTGCTGGAATGGATATATACTATGGAGAATGGCTACAGACATACGGTAAAGAGATTGTAAAACTAGCGCAAGCTGCTAGTGGTGGTAATAGTAACAATAATAATACTAACAAAAATGGCAAACCTGCACCCAAAGATTCAGGAACTGAAAAATAAGGTAGGCGCTATGCCTATTTTACGTGCAAACAGATACTTCGCAGAAAGCGTTCCTGTCATGCAAACAAGGCGAGCGAAGCCTGCATCTGTTGATACTGATAGAGTCATTAAACAGTATCACTGTATCTTTGGTATGCCTGACGACTATGGAACTATGCCTTTAAGGGGCGCTTTCAAGAAGTCAATTAAAGAACATGGTCCTGGAAGTGATGCAAGGTATAAAATACCTACGTTGTACTGCCACAGTCAGCGAGATTCAATAGGGTTACCTTATGTTCTTGAGGAAGATGAAGTTGGATTGTACTCTGAAACTGAGGTATTGCGTGGTGTGCAGGTTGCAGAAGAAACTTTGATTCGCCATAGGGCTGGAGTTATAAATAACGGTTCTTATGGCTTTCACTACATCTGGGATAAGATGGAGTACGACGAAGAACAAGATGTAATTGTAATGAAAGAGTGTGAACTCCTGGAAGTATCGGTACTTCCTATAGGCGCTCAAATTGAAACATACGGAGTTCGCTCTACTCAAGGAGTTTATGAGGATGATACTTTACCTGATGATAGCGAGTCGCTAATTAAAAGGCTTCCTCGTGAACAACAATTGGCTGTACGGAGTTTAATTGAGAGACATATTTCACTTGCAAAAAACAAGCCGCTCGAGCAAACGACACTTGAGAAACGCAAGACGAAAAAAGTCGAACAAGTCAACTATAATTTCTTAATTAAAAATTTTAAAATCTAATGAAAAAGACTTTTTTCAATCCTGCTGACCGTCATTTTCGTCAGCACCTACCAGAAATGGTAAGCCGTAGGATTTTTGGCTCGAGCGGCGATGGACGTGGTTCTGCATCTTATCGCTCCGGTGGCGGAGACGATGATACAGATGACGACGACGACGACGACCTGGACGACGCTCCTAAAGAGCAGCGTCAATTGCTCCGTATGATTCAGAAGC